TTGAGAGAAAAAATGCAGTAGGTGAAGTAGTTAATGTATACTGCTGACCAACATCTAACAATAAACTTCCCACTTGCAATCCACCGCGTCGGTACCCATTGGGATAAACAATCTCGTTGTCTCCTAATGAAAAATTACGATTGTTTCCATTGCCGCTAAACAGCCCGTCTGAAGCCATTACGTAATTTCCAATACTAGAAAAATTTAGCGAATCTCCCAATACATAGGCAATATTAGACAAATCTTCAAGAGCACTATTTATAACTCTAATTGAACTTACTCCAGTACCAACGATGCTGATCCCATTTCCGCCGTTAACAAATTGACAATTATCAAAAGTTATTTTTGATGATACTGCCACAGTGGTCTGAATTGAAACCAGATTAGGATATGACCCTGGTGCTGCATTGCTTGAAATTTTGGTATTTTGAATTTTAAGATTGCTGGCACTGTCAATTACAAAAACTGGTTCAGTTACAGTGGTATTAGAATTCAAAAATTGTATACCGTCAATTTCAATATCTCTAGGTAGTACTGCAGATCCTGTTCCTAGACTTGCACCGGTTTGAAACAAGCTATCACATACATTGGCAACATTACGATTACCTTGAGACTGTTTTATAATTGTACTTGATGGTCCATCGCCGACTAATCTAGCATAAGGTGGAATTTTAATAACATTTGACGTTATGTAGGTGCCGCCTGGAAATACGATAGTTCTTCTTGCTCGAGGATCTGTAGGACTTACTGTTGATTTGTATATCTGTTCCAATGCTCGATTGATTGCAGCAGTGTCATCAGTTGAGTTGTCACCAACTGCTCCAAAATCTTTTACATTAACAATGTCATCGAATTTTTGTTGATAACTTCTAATTACAGGAGCTAGAGCACTAGGACCAGTTTGTGCTGTATATCCGGCTGCGTTGCCTACAAAAGTATAACTTGCAAAAGAAGCGTTTGACGTCAAATCATTGACATCAAGTTCTGTTAAAATTCTAGTAACTCCTTCTAAAGGAGCACCTTCGTCTAGAGTTCCGTTGCCGATATACAATCTTCTGGTATCAAGACTCCACCCTAATTCAGCTGAAGTAAGCTGCGGCAGATCTTGTTCTAAACCTCTGCGATGTTGAATTCTGCTAATCTGTGTAACGGCCATGCTAAATCCTCAATTATTGTGTATTTAGCTTGTTAGGTAGTACAGCTCTACTCTACGCATCCACTGATCGCTCCAGTACGCAAAATCTTTAGGTTCTAGTACAAATTCTTGATATTCAGGCGTTGCGTGTTCATTAGCTGGTCTAGCACACATAAGAATAACACCCGTGTTAATGTTTGTTCCATATGTGTCGTTGTGAGCCGCAGCATATGCCGCGAGCTGTAGAAAATAATCGTCGATCCACTCGCGTTTTTTAGGCTTATTCGTTTGCTTAAAATCCATGATTGCAGGCTGTCCCTTCCACAGCCCGACACAGTCAGTAGTACCAGCATATAACCCAGAATAGTATAAAGGAACCTCGCTACCCCAATATTCATCAACATTACCCAATCCTTTTAGTATAACTTCTGCAGCCATAAACCACGAAGGTTGTGCAAACGGGTTCGTAGGGAATTCGCCTATGTCGTCGTTTTTTACATAACGCTCAAGATAAGTGTGCATCCTGGTTCCGCGATTGGCAGCTTCTGTGGTAATCTGCTGTGCCCGCTCGTGTCCTACCCTATTACGCCACTCTTGTAATTTTTGTCGTGCTTCTTGTGGTTTAGTCTTGTCCAATATTGTAGTGACACTTGGGACACGACTACCGTCGGGTAGTGCGTAATGACGCTTTCCCTCTACGCTTTCTCTTGCAAGGGGAGTGTAATCAAATTTTGTAGTAATCATAGTATTATAATTTTAACATGTGTCGACAATCATATCAATAAATATTTCAATGAAAGTTCTAATATCCGGGTGCAGCTTTACCCAATGGCCAGAATATCCGGATGGACCTAATGTTTGTTGGCCAAAATATTTACATAATTTGCACCCAGACTGGGAATTTAAAAGTTTGGCCGAGGCCGGAGCCGGTAATCAATACATATGCGATAGTGTAATTAGAGAGTTATCGACAACCAATTACGACATGGTGTTGGTTATGTGGTCTGGAGTAAGTCGCTTAGACTACTTGACTAGCCTGGAAGACGATGCCTGGGAAAAATTGTTTGACAGTTATGGGTTTTTTAGACGTTTACCTGACAACAAACTAGGATGGATTTTCAGTGGCGGGCAGTTGGGCACATGGTATAAAAATCCGGTGGCTCATAAAATGTTTTACGAAATGTATAAAGTTTCAAGCAAATTGAGTTTAGCTAACATTAACTTGATGGAAATTATAAAACTTCAGAATTTCTTAGACGTTAAACAGATCAAGTATAAATTTATGAGTTACGTTAACTACTGGACTACAGGTGATCACATTAGTCCAAATGGAGATTTTGGTGTCTATGATTTCCCAGAGTTAAAACCGATTATTAATCAAATCAATTTTGATAACTGGGTATTTTTAAATCAACAGAAGCACACTATCTACGATTTGGCCCAATCACAATCTGATTTCCAAGAAGATAAATTTCACCCAGGAGATAAAACTCATGAATTATGGGCAGAATTAATTTCCAGGGATTTAAGTAAATCTTTTATGTGATTTGCTGCCCAGCTAGTCCAGTCCTGAGACATAATTAAATCGTGATTGTAATCGACTATAGATTGAATTTTCTTTAGGACCAGATTCTGGTCCATGTTACAAAGCTGTTTTACTTGTTCAAAAGCCATAGAATATCTCGCAGTATCATCAACAATCAGATCATAACTCTCGTCAATAACATCACCAAATGTTTTAAATCCCAGTCTACGCAAGTTGTGTAAAAATTTGTATCCAGAAAATGCTACGAAAAGTCTTTTTGCAATCAATGGCTTGGCTGTTTTTTCAGTGAAACAGGATAGTGTATTGTCGTGATCTGTTTCTGCAACAATACTGTATGCTGTTTGATTGAAAACATCTATAGGTATTATCTGACTTAAATGAGCAGAATGACCATGATAATCGACATAATCTGCTGTTCCTATAATTTTTTGTAAGGGTTTAACTCCCTCTTCCCATATAAAATAATCTTCAGCGTAAAACTTATTGTCGTCCCAATGTCCACCATAAGTTGCTATAATTTTCTCATTGAGATTGTTAGCAGAAATAGCATTATAAACAAAATCTCTATGAGGTTTTCGACTTCCTAATAATGCATCAAAATATTTTGGTTTAACTACATTGTGTTGTAATAAAGCCAGCTGATTGGGTAAATCTTTATATATTGCAGTTGTTGTTTTAAACCAATCGGCCCATATGATTATATTATCAATCATTTCCGGAACATCATTGACTGTGCCCGGTACTATCCAATATACGTTTTTACGATGGCATTGATCCCAAATTTGCCAATGATAATTATGCAATTCACTTTCTATAGTGAAAACATAATTGCTCATTTCACTTAACTTGATAATTTTATCTTCGAACCCTTGATATGCACTACAATTGACGTCGTGGTCACAGTGAAGTCTGTGTGTTGTAAATGCCAATTTAATTTTGCAAGACGAATTGGCATAATCTTCAAAACTATGATAGACTTTATAAGGGAAAGGAAAATTAATCCTTGGTAGCCAATCAAGATCTATTATTTGGCTGTCACTGTATATGTCTATCAAATTCGAAAACTTTCTCCACAGCCGCAGCGATCGCGTTCATTGGGATTTATAAACTCAAAACCTTCATTAAGCCCTTGACGTTTGTAGTCCATTGTAAGACCGTTCACATACGGATGGTCTTTTCCGTTTACCCATACAGTGACGCCATTGCTGTCGTATTTCATCCAGTCTCTAGTCACAGGCGGCACATCAACATACTCTAGTTTATAAGCCAAGCCGGAACAACCGGTTGTTCTAACTCCAATCATGATGCCGTGTCCTTTACCACGCTTGTCTAATTGTTGCTTGACTTTTCTGGCTGCAATATCAGTTAACTGTATCATGTTTTGCCTTGTAATCTGCTAATGCTGCTTTAATTGCATCTTCTGCCAATATGCTACAGTGTATTTTAACAGGAGGTAACGCGAGTTCTTCGGCGATGTGAGTATTCTGAATTGATGCTGCTTCGTCAAGACTCTTTCCCATAAGCCACGTCGTAACCAGCGACGAACTTGCAATCGCTGATCCGCAACCGTATGTCTTAAATTTTGCATCGGTAATGATGTTGTCTTCGACTTTTATTTGCAGTTGTAGTACGTCACCGCAAGCAGGAGCACCAACTAGGCCTGTTCCCACTGCGGGATCATTTTTATCTAATTTACCTACGTTTCTTGGATTTTCATAATGATCCAAGACTTGACCTGAGTAAGCCATTTTATTCTCCTTGGATTAATTGTAAATTCTTTAGGATCTTTTAGCAAGAGCAGATTTAGCCATTGAATCTACTGTTTGCTCTGGAGCAGTTTTTGGTGTGTTCACATCGCCTATTGCGCCCAACTCCTGGTCATCGGCAAAAGGAACAAGGTAAACATACTTGACTCCAGTTGAATCATCTTTTATATCTTTAATTAAACTTTTTATAACAGAGTTGTCTTTATATGCTGCTAACAAGTTTTCTAAAGTAAATTGCTGTTCTCCTGAACCTTGAATCAAGTTGATTAAACTGTCGACCCTGATTCTAGGTTGAATATGAGTGTCGTGCGCTCGGTTGCGGAGAAATTCCAATACAGTAATTAAATTGGCATCTCCGCGACCGTCGGCTTCATCTTCGAGAACTTCGTCTAAATATTCGTCCAAGTTCTCTACAATAATTTCACGAATACGCATTAGCGTTTCTCTCTACCAACGTCGTTGGGACCAGCAGCAGCATCAGTGGCAGCAAAACTATCAGTTTCCATACCAGGTGCCGGACCAACTGGACCTGGCATGCCTGGGGCTGCCCCAGGTGCAGCCATTGGATCCATTCCCATTGGTGCAGCCACTTGTTCACCGGCAAGTGCCCTGGCAGCTTGATCAGCTGTTTCTCTCGCAGTGCTCAAATCTGTTACCATGTTTGCTAGTAATGCACCAACGCTGGCTTTGAATTGATCGGCCTGTTCCATACCAATTTGGTCGCGGATAGTATCTAGTAATGCAGGCATCTGCTCGTTTTGCATTTTGCTTACTTCTTCTAGCATATCTTGAATACTATCAACCATGTCTTTGGCAGCTAAGATAGCTTGGCTTTTGCCCATTTCGCTTTCCATAACAAGCTGATGCTTGTTTTCTACCATCCAACGATGTAGTCCTTCACGTACCATTAACAATTCCATATATTTTGGATTCTTTTCGGCAACGTGTACGCCGTGACTGTGCTTGATTTTTTCAAGATTTTCTGTTAGTCCTTGAGCCAGTACATAAGCTTTAGGAAAGTTCAAATTGTCATAATCGATCTTGACGCCAAAGCGGCTTTCCATAACTTTGTTGATTTTTTTAGCGGAAGGCTTGACGCCCATTTCTGTTAATCTCATAGTGGTGTGTTCCCAAATTTTAAGTATTTAGCCGAAATTAAAGTTTTTTTCAAAATATTCAAAACATAACGGCGCTGTAATTTAGCATCTATATATCTATTTAATATAACTGTGTTTTTAAACTTATTTTTAGTTGTTTCTAGAGTGTGTTTGTAAAATTGGATATCATTGTCTAATTTTCCAAGCTGTCTATCTAATTCTAGTATTTCAACGGCATTGGGTCTGTTTTTTATTTCGTTTAGGCAATAAAGAATAGCGTGGGATTTTGATACAAAATCATGTATGTGCTGCCCGTCTATTAGTTCCAGAGTCCAGCAATTTTTTGATTTTCCTGATATTTTGTAAGGACCAATAAAAAACCCGTAGTCGCCAATTGGTATAACTACGGGTTGATCTCTGTATTTTTTAAGGTTTTGCTGTGTCCAATTTTTTAAATATTTTGTTCCAAAATCTACAAAAATTTCCTGTACATTGTTGAAGTTAGATTTTTTTTCTGTAATAGACTTTTCCATCTTCTTTTTTTCTGTATAAAACATCTTTATTTACAAGGTGATCTGCTATTACTGTTTGTCTATGGGAAAAATCTTTTCTAGCTATTTTTTTGTTTTCTTCAAATTGCCCTAAAACATCTGCTTCTTCGTTAGTAATTGGTAATCTTACTTTATTTAATAGTTCTACTATCTTCATTTTTATTTTAAAACAAGTTGTACAATGACCATTATTAAACCAGTCAACATTGCTACGCCAAATGCTGTGCCGATGGTAATCAGCTGTCCACTAGTTTTGTTCGTAGTTTCAACAGCAGATTCCGATATTTTCGTGCGTATGATAACAATGTGTTCTTCCATTGTGTGCATACGCTGTTCAAGTTTATCTAATTTTTCTTCCAATGCCCGGTATCTTTCAGCGCATAAATCCACGTGCGCTTCAAGGCTGGCTCTTTCGCTTGCTGCCATATTATTCTTTCATAAAAAATAGAGGGTTCTGAATTGTTGCCTAGATTGTGTGCCATAAAGAATGCCTTAAAATGCCGTGATTCAAATTATATTTAAGTTGATACGGCCTTTCATAAAACATATATTTTTTATTGCGCCGTAAGGATAAAAAATTGGTAACATAAATCTAGCAGTTTCTTCCAGGCCGCAAATGATAGGAACCTTGGAAAATGCTTCATCCAACCCGGCCACTGTATCGTTGTCAACTAAAAAAGCATCTTCGTGTTCTACACCAAAACTAAAAAACCAAACTCGCTGTTCTCCAAAATAAATGTCAGGAAAAATACTAGTTTCGTCAATTAAAACTGTTTTGCAGCACGGACCTTCAATCAGTTGAGGTTGTGCTTTAAGTCCTATACATTGTAAAACTGTTTCCCAATTTCTTTGTTGATTTCGTTGAAGTTCGTTTGCCGGAGTATATCTAATTACCCCGGTTGCAGTAATGTCTACTAGTGTGACTCCAGTGTAAAAATACATACTGATATTTATATAGATAAAAAAAGGCAGAACTAGTCTGCCTTATTTTTTAGTTTATTAAAATTAAGCTACTACAAAGCTTGTACCATTGGTTACAGTTGCGCTACCTAGGTTAACTGAACCTTTTCTAGTACCAATTGCCTGAATGGCTGTCTGTAAAACGCTAGCATCAGATGCATTAACACCGTCACATACTAGGCTAATAATACCCGAAGTTGCGTGTGCGTAGTATGCCAATATTGGTGGAAACACTTGAATAATTGCTTCAAATGCTTCGTTGGCTGCATCATCTTCTGCAGACAAGTCAACACCGGCGTCTACCACATAAAATACAACACTTTGTCCTACTTCGGTATATTGGATACCATTTAATACACCAGTTAAACCAGTATAGTTGTAGCCTGCGCTACGATTAATTCCGATTGCCATTTTGTTTCTCCTAAAATTTTGCTTTCGCTGTAGATATTTATGGCGGTCATAAAAAAAGCAGCCGAGGCTGCTTTTTTTTAGATTGTAATTTTAATTAAGCAATCTTGATACCACTGGTTGTGCTGACTGCTGCTGCACTCATGTTAATAACACCTTGTGAACCGATGTTAGAACCTAAGGCACGAATAGCTGTTTGTAGTTGTAGATCAGAACCCCAACCACTGCGCTCAACAATACAGCTCAACTGAACGTTAGCAGTATTATTGTCAACTTGATATGCTAAAATTGTTGCGTTAGCAGCAATAGTTTGTAAAATTGTGCTGACTGCACCTGGGACACCAGCACCGCTTGGTGCACCTAATTCAGCTGCCAAGTTACCAGTAACTGCAACAACTTTAATTGCAGAAATTGGGCTGTTAATACCTGTGTTAATGATTTGTGCATTTGCATTTTTGGTGTAACTATCACCAACGTTTGTTACGACTTGTGAATCGCCGCTTACTCTTTGGACTCCAATTGCCATTTTTTTCTCCTAAATTATTTGCGTTTCCGCATATAGATATTTATACCAGAACCAAAAAAATTATAATCTTCCTTGTACATTTGCAGTGGAAAATACTCCGCGATTTACCAGTTTAATGAATCCACTCGGTGTGTTAATTACGAATCCTTCGCCTTTTGGAATTCCGTTAACATACTGTTCAACACCTTGCACCTGAGGTTCTAATTGCTCCAAAATTGCCAATTTCAATGCATAAATTGCCACGTAAGCTGCATCCATTACTTCCATGATAGCACGATTTTCTTCAGCTGCAACAATGGCGAATTGTGGTTTTGTGATATTATTTGCCAGCCAATTTGCGTCTACTGCTTGCCCGGTATATTTTCGATTATAATAAGTTTGTAATTTGGATATTGTGGTTTGAGTTAAACTGCCTAGAAAATTATCGCCGTTTAGCTCGGCAAACTTTTTAACTGCCATTTGCGCTGTTTTTACTTGCTGCACAGGTTCTCTCAATTTAAACCTGTTCCCCATTGTGCCAGTTAATACAGTTATATATTGATTTGTACCAGAAAGTCCGCCCAATCCTTGCATAGATGTTTTACCAATTAACTCTGTACCTTTGCTAGTTTTTTCTACATCGGTACCAACAGTGTGTACTGCCAGGCCAAAAGGTCTGCCTTGTATTTCTTTACCAACAGGACTATTAGATCGAACTTTGTATTGTACTCCATAAGGATTGGCTTGAAAAATATAATAACCTTTATCCTCGGTCACTGGTTCTGTCCACATGACATCACCTTGCACAAATCCAGAGAAATTCGTAGGAACTATGCTTGACACTGCATCGAACATATTGGCTAATTTTTGCCCTACATCCATATTCTTTGCATTTTGTGCAAAGAAATTTAATAGATCTTGTGCAGATGTTACTTGGCCTCCGGGCATACCAATGTATTCTTTGTAATTCATGGTAAATTGTCCATCAGCCGACCTACGACCAAATATGATAGCCGGACTTCCGTCCCATTTGATACTTACTATATTGGGATTAGACACTGCGGCCAACATACCAGTTATAGCGTCTGCGGCTGCTTGACTACCATTGAGAATAAAATCTTCTGGATGTGGTGTACGTATACTTTCAGTAAGTGTGGTTATGAATTCTAATAGCATTATACGATCTTGTTAGCTGTTTCTCTAAACCAAGCTGCTGTACCTGGCATAGGCGCTGCTTCGGGTAACTGAATATCGCTCTTGGCCAGTGTTTCTCTAGCTGCTGCTACTAGCTGATCGTAGTTTGGGCGTTTACTTACAGCATCTAAAATGTCGTCGGCTGTGTTTAATTTTGCCACGGGTATTCCAGTAAGGTCGCTCAACTTCTTGGCCGTCTTGCCGTCCGGCACTGTGGTATTGGTTACACGATCAACTAAACCGTGTTTGTAACTCCATTTCAAGCCCGGATGCAATGCCGACACAATACTGGCCAATATAACATGTCGACTCATACCGGTCAACTTGCTAGTTTCAGGTGCGCCGGTCATACTAAATGCTTGCCAGCCAGGATCGCCAAACATTAGATCAGCTTGTACAAATCCGTTGTTGGGGTCTCCTGCAATAGGAGCCTTGACATGTACACTATCGCCGGATTTTTTTATGTCCTTTGCGTCTACACCCTTTGCTAACAAAACTTTAATCAAATCCTCTTTGGTTGTTTTGGTATCATCAACTGCTAAATCTAGATCGCCTGAACTGGATTTTCTACCTGTAGTACCTAACCAATTTTCCGTTGGAAAGGCAATTCCAGTAACTGATTCTATCCATTGGACTGTTGCAGGAACATCATCACGGTTTATTCTTTGCGTCAATGAACTTCCGTCCTGATTTTTAAAAATGTTACCGCCTTCGTTAAGTTTTATCATAATTTTGCTAGTTCGGCATTTAAAAAACTGTTAATTCCTGGAGAAGCTCTTTTCTTTCCCCCAACCGGAGACCATGATCCTGTGAATTCGTCTCGCTCGTAGTCTCGACCTCTATACCTTAAAATTGCATTAACACCCGAGTTCACTACTTGTACATCAGGGTGCAAAGGACTTACTACAGAAGGGGATGTTGGTGCTGGTGCCGGTGGTCTGTTGCGAAGCTGTTGCTTTAATTCGGCTTTTTGTTTAATTTTTTGTTGATCCTGTAGCCAACTCATTCTGCCTAATAAGTCCTGAATTTTTTGTCTTCTAGCAGGATCAGTTGTTCTTGCTAACAACTCCTGGGCTTTTTTCTCGTCGTAATCCGGGGACTTTCCAAACTTTTCGTAAGCTGCTTGAGCCAATTCTTTTTCACTTGGTTCTTTAAAAGACTTAGCAGTTCTTATAACCGATTGTAAATTTTGAGGCAACAACGCTTTAGCAAAACTGGACGTAAAACCTTCTTGAATAATATCATTAATTTTCATTACGGAATCTCCTTACACCTCGAGCAAATTTTGCAGGATCTTGTGCTCTAATACTATTCAATAATCTACGTTCTAGTTCATCTGCTTGCTCAGCATCATAGTTCTCTTTGATATAGTTAATTAAATTAATAGCACCTTGTATAACATGGCTCGCACGACTTTCCACAAGATTTTCTCTGTCTTTATTGACAGGCATATGTGCCAGTTCATCAAGAATACTACGAGTGCGTTTTTGCAAAATCTACTCCGTTATTAGATATTTATTACATTAATTATGATTAGTGTGCTTGCCAGAATTTAACAATTTTGCTACATCAGGTAGCACTAGGCGCCAATTTGTGTACCTTTTTGAGTCTAAATTGTCAAGAAATTCAACTATTTGTTTACGGTCATAGTTATGTATATCAAATTGACCAGCAGCGAATTGAAATCTATGTTCCACAGGGTCCTGTAATCTGTTGTGAGAAAAATTATTTCGAGCCCATTGTTTTATATTGTCTAAATTGGATTGATTCAATACGCTGATAGTGGTATTAATAGAAAACATACAGTTTACCGGACTGTGATCATAGTACCATTCTAAATTGGCCACTACACTATCCCAAGAAGCTGGGTAACGCTGTATTTCAAATCTTTCTTCAACATCGTCAATGCTGAAGTCTAATTGCACCAATTTAAATTTACTCCATAACTCTATTAGTTCCTCTGACGGTAAAATTGTTCCGTTGGTATTATAATTTAAGTGTACTTGAGAAGGATCAGGAATGTTTTGTAAAAATGTTATGTGCTCTTTGCTCAGCAAAGGTTCGCCGCCGTTGAAATGTATAAATCTTAGTTTTGTTAAATCAAGATTGGACCAACTTTTGTTGATATTGACCGATGCTTGTTGTATAGGTATCTTTTTTTCTTGTTTCCATTTACTGCTGTTTTGTGGGCCGCAAATCAAGCAGGCCAAATTACAGGTGTCTCCCACCCAATAATCTATCCGTATAAGTTCTACAGCGGAATCGGTAATGTCATTATCTGCGTACCAATTGTTACTTCCCTGTCGTCTACTGTTTAAATTGTTGTCTTCGGCAATTTTACAATAATTGCATTCTGTTGGATATTGATTGTTTTTCCATTGATTTCTTATTTTTTCAAAATGCAAGTTATAAAAATCAATCTTACTGACTTGTACTGGTTCGCTTACACAACAAGGAGCTATATTGATATGATTATTTCGAGCCTCTATATAGATATTTTTAAAGGCATCTAAACAGGTGGTCATTCTGTTTTTGTTTTTAAGCTAGCGAGCATTTGCTTTAGTTTTGTGCTATCTACATTTGCCTGCACTGATTTTTCAAGATCAAATCCCGGCTTTGGCTTTGCTGCAATCATTGGTGGAGACGAAGTGCTGCTGGCTTTGATTTGACTCATTATGCTGTCAGGTGCGCTAGGGCCCCCAGGTCGTCCGTATCCAATTACTCCTGCTTCGGCAGCATCTTCCCCAGGATCGGTTATACGCATGGTTTCGATGTTGTACTCCAGATCAACTTTCTGTCCTACTCCGGTACTGCTACGTGACTTCATACACTGTATTTGATATCGCCCACGCTCGCGCATTGCACGTGAAGTGAAAATACCAAATACATTATCTGCTGTGTTAATTTTACTGATACCGCCGGAAATATGACTGTGATCAAATTCAATTTCATCCACTGCTCCGCGATTTAACTGACTGGCAGTGACCATTAATACCCCTAACTCTTTAGATAAATTACGCAGTTCTTCAGAAACATATTTGTCTTTAACGAACAAGTCATTGGGGCTAACTTTTGCACTTACTGGCATCAACAAGTCTAAATAATCAATCATTATAAAATCAATTTTACGACCAGATTGAATTTGATACTCTTTTAAAAATGCACGAATGTCATTAATGTTACTTTGTGCCGGCAATGCTTTGACTTGATAACTGCCGGACTTCTTGCTTACCATTTTAATTTTAAGGGCTGCTGTTTCTTTGTCTTTACGAATATCTTTTGTACTCATGTTTGTAAGCATAGCCGCGGTACGCAAACCTGTTAATTCTTGACTGAGTTCTAGAGTAACATATACTCCGTGTAGTCCTGCTTGAACCCAATTGAGTGCAATATTCATCATGACCAAACTCTTACCTGATCCTGATCCGCCGGCAAAAATGTTTAGCTCACCTCGACTGAATCCACCGTAGAGCAACTTATCTAGTTGCGGCCAACCTGTACTGACCTGCCCACCACTATCAAAATACCTGGTGATCATTCCTTCGGGATCTTCCCAAAAGTCCATACCCAAGTCTTTAGTGAGACTGATTTGTACCGCGTCTTTGATCAATTTTTCAACTGGATCAAACTCACCCTTTTCAATTAAATCAGCGGCCCGGAGAATAGCTCTTTCTAACTCTTGTTTTCTACTAAATCCTTCAAACTCTTGTAAAAACCAATCGTAGTGTCCTTCTTTAAGATCGGGCACTTCTCGAAGCACCACGCCGGTCGCAGCTTGTATCTGTTCTCGTGTGGGCAATGTTTTATAATCATCACTGTGTTTCTTAATGAAAGCCGCAGTTTCTCTTAGGCTTCGATCAAAGTTTTCAGAATTATAAATGTTCTGCACACGCACGTAAGTCTCTGCATCTTGCAACATCATTTCTAAAAACAATTTCTGAATGTCTATATTATAATCTTTTGTCATATTAACTATATAGTTTTTTCTTTTTAAGTTCAATTTTTAAACGACTTGTTTCCTTAGATTCAAGAATGGCCTTGATAACAAATAATTTTCCATATTTGATAACAGCTTCGTTGATGTCTTTGCAAGTTTCCTGCCATACGGGAAAACTAACAGTCCATCCAGCTTCTATGGCACGATCGACTAGTTTACGTCCGGCTCGATCTCGGTCCGGGACTACAATCACTTCACGTTGTAATCTGTCAATTTGTTCAATTTGAGTGTCTGATATTTCTGATCCACTTACTGCAACACCATCCACGCTCATAGCATCAAACGGGCCTTCACATACAATAACAAACTTCCAATCGTGTTGTTGCGTATCTAAATTAAACACAAAATCCGCGGGATGACTGGACCAATATTTGGGTTTTACATCTGCTTCCCAAGTTCTAGCTGTATAGCCAACAATTTCACGTTTGTAGTAGTAAGGTACGATTATTCTACGATGCAAATTATACGCTTCGTTGTCAGTTAAGAAAAATTCATATTTGTTCAAATCAATTTTTCTTTGATTGATGTAGTGAACACCTCTTACAACATGATCGGGTACTGTGTATTCATCGCCTTGTAACGCAAGATAAGTGGTCCATTCACTTAAACTTATTGCACCATCAGGTAACAATCTGGCTTCATACGCAATTTCTTGTTCTGGCTCTTTTGCTAGTTCCTCGGGTGCAACTAATTCTCGTAGTCTGACTGCTTCAATAACTAATCTTCGGACAGTTAAATCATCGGCGCCTAACCAGGCAAGTAGTTTTCTAAACTTAAATGTCAAATGCCGACCGGGGATGAAGCTGGCTTTGAATCCACAATTGAAACAATGATACGAGACCTGTCCTGTATTTGTTTTTATTCCGCCTCTGCCTCTTGTGTCGGCAGTTTCTCCATTATGTGTGCAGCAAGGTGCGTTAAAACTGGTCCAGCCATTCTGACCCGTTTTTCTGCGGGCAGGTAACAATTGCAATACTGATTGCTGGATAGAATCTAACATCCTGTTATTATAAACTAAATTTTAACAGTTGCCAAACGTAATGATTGTAATAGTTTGATGTACACCCAACCAATATCAAACTCAAACCAACGTCGGCTTAATCGTGGACTGGCAGGATCTAGATGGTGGTTGTTGTGCAATTCTTCGCCGCCGATTATGATACCCCAAGGCGAAATATTTGTGCTAGTATCTCGAGTTTCGCCATTACGATAACCCCACCAATGACCGATTCCATTGATCACTCCTGCGGCCCAGAATGGAATCCATAACATTTGTACTAACCATATTATGGCGCCCATCCCGCCAAAGATGGCGAGGTTGAACAAAAGGCAAATGCCAATGCCAAGTCTACTGTGAGGCGTGTATAGCTTGCGCTCGATCCAATCATCAGGAGTGCCAACGCCATATACATTAGCCATTTCCGTATCTTTACTTGCTGCATGGTATAGTAGTGCTCCCCCGAATAAGACTCGCCATAATCCGTATTGTCTTGGACTGTGTGGATCGTCGGGCTGTTCGCAGAATCTGTGATGCTTGCGATGTACGGCCACCCATTGCCGTGTAACCATACCCGTAGTTAACCAAAGCCAGGCTCGCATTAAATGACTTACCACAGGATGAAATTCTACCGCACGGTGCGCTTGACTGCGATGTAGATAAAGGGTAACACAAATAATGGTGATATGTGTGACCGCTAGAGTGTATAAAATATATAGCATAAACTACTTATGTTAAGCAGCACTCACAAATGTAATTGTCACCGATCCATTGCCAAAATTGCCCTGTGCATTGCCTTGATTGATCTGATTGGTTCCCGTATTATAACTGCCACCACCACCGCCGAAGTATGGCTGATTGTTTGCCGGGGCATTAGGAGCAACGCCCGAAACAGATGTAGAGGCTGCACCACCCGAATAGCCACCGCCGCCCGACCAACGACCATAAAGTCCTTGATTTACCGATCCACCACCGCCAAAACCGCCACCTTGTGGAGAGTACGACGAGTTAACAACGCCACCAGCACCACCAAATCTATAAGCAATACCACCCGCAGACGATCCTGACCCATTGCCCCAAAATCCTGCTCCGGCTCCGCTGTCGGTAGATGACCCACTTGCACCGCCCATTCGATTGGTACCACCAGCTACACTGAAATAAGCAGTTCTACCACTGGTACCAATACTGGCATTGGCCTGACTAGTGGACAGCATAACATTGCCCGAGCCACCACCGCCACCAGCTACCAGTATCGCTTCAGTGTTGGCCACGGTTCCAACTGCACCACTGTTTATGACTACAAATGAGCCACCGCCACCTGGACTGGAGTTGCCATAACTGGCCGCTGAACTAGGAGGAACACCTCTTTGTCCAACTAAGATTTGTAATTTTTGTCCTTGGGTTAGAACGAAATCACCTTGCAAGTCTGCACCCAATCCACCACCGGTGGCTGTAGCAGGAGCACCTTGAGCGCCTTTCGCGCGAATAGTATAAGTTCCAGTACGAGGCACAGTCCAGTATTGTATGCCACCGGTTGCAGTGAAGTAGGCATCGTTGTTGATCCAGGTGTTGCCTACTGTGTTGTAAAGCACTCTAAGATTTGATACTGTAGGACCTGTGCGGCCTACGCTATTGCCATTGGTAAAAGTAAATGTGGTAAAATCGTACAGAGGCGATTCTCCATAGATGTCGATACCGGATATTGTAGCACCTTGAATTATCATATTAACCTATGTATGTGACACCCCAACTGTCGTTACTATCAAAATTAACATTACCAGTCAATGCATATAATCTCAATGTGTCTCCTGGAATCATACTAGCATAACCAGTCATAGAAAAATGTGTTGATACATTACTGTTGGTATCTGTTTCCCAGAATGCAACAACATTGGCTCCAATACCGTTGCTGTTCTTTTGAATAGTAACCTGATTTAATCCATCGTTATTGGCTACTCGTACAGTGGCATAGGCATGATAAAGACCTGCCACTGGAGCAGTAAATAAGCCGGTATTGTTGTCATAGTAGTTGCCTTGATTGTAATCTACTGTAACCCCGGAACTAGATGAGATGGTATTAGGTGCTACGATAACTGTTCCTAATGTACCATACACCCGGAATGCTGGACGATTTGGTGCATATCCTGGAGCGATACCTGCTACAGTTGTATTTCCAGTAACATACGCACTTGGTAATACAACATTACCAGTAGTGTCAAATGTGCTTGTGTATTCGCCAGCTATGATACTGGTGTTACTACCATAACCAATAAGATTACCGGCTGTGACATTGCCCGACACTGTGGCATTGGCAATGCTACTGATGTATCCGCCTGTGACCAAAATGTTACTGGTATCAAGATTAGTAAACGAACCTGTGGTTGCATACACATTGGTAAAGCTGTTAATATAGCCGCCAGTTAGGAAGGCATTACCAGTGCTAAAGTTTGTGACACGGCTAAGTGTTACATAGGCATTGGTCATAGCACTTATATAACCACCACTTATAACTGCATTTGCGGTTCCAAGGTTAGTTGCTCGCAATGTAGTTACATTACCATTGGTTATATTTTCTGTAACCACAGTTGAAGTTATTATACTAGCGTTTGTCAATGCACTGATATAACCGCCACTGATAACTGCATTTGCACTGTTAAAGTTGGCTGCTCTAAGTGTTGTGATATTGGCACTTGTGGTGTTAAGTGTTGCAACGTTGGCATTGGCAAAGGTCAACAGATACGCTGCTACTTCGGTGTTGCCATATGTTCCTGCACCACCTCCCGTGCTGTAAGGTGTGCCATTGCCCCAGAAGAATCCGTTGGTACTGCTCACATTGGCCGCGGTGATTTCACCGGTGTTGATTGTAGCAGGGCTGGCTGTAAAGTTTATTGTCCCATCATAGTTAGCTAGGTACTCGGCTACCTGAGCGTTGCCATATGTTCCACTAATGCCATCTAATATGCTAGTGCCGTTGGAGTAGTTGATTGAGCCTTCCAATGGTAAAGTTAAATTGCCAGCAGGATCAAACACCCATGTCTGGCTGTAACCATTGGAATTGGCCGTGATTTGCACATCATAGGCAGTGCTACCAAAGCTGGCTGTGCCACCTGCCATGTACACTTCGCCCATTGCACCAAACAGCAAACCGCTTGGCAAATATGTTTCACTGTTGGCGGCAAATGTCCAGCTATAGTTGCCGGTCAAATTGTTACCGGTGACGATTCTAACAGCACCGTCGGTTGTGCCGTTGAAGTCAATGGTAGCTATGTTGCTAGGGCCATAAGGTGTTTCTGCCCAACCCACTGTGGTAATTCCAGTGATCCCTTTGCTTGTAATTGAAAGGTATTCATCTGCGGCCTGATTGATATCTGTTCCGGGAATAGGGGCCTGGATGGGTCCAATGGACAGCCCGGTTGATGTAATCAAGTTGCCGCCGGTATCAAATTGCCATATAGCAACATTACCTTGATTGTCATTGGTACGGATGTCTATGCCGCCTGTGTTGGTTAATTTTACATATAGCTCGTCACTGCCCAGATACAGTTCAGTGTTGTAAAGATTGCCTGTGGTCAGGTGTAGATGGTTACCTTCTGCAAAGGTAGGGTATATCAACAAGGTTTGATCACCGTCGGTGATGTTGGCCGGTTCTAGTGTGATAGTGCTACCAAATGGCCCACCACCTTCTTTAATCAACCCACCTTGTGGCAGTTCTAATTCGCCCAAGGAGTTAAACTGCCAATTAAAGGATTCACCAATGGCCGGATTAGAAGTTGCAATGTTAACGGTACCAGCAGTGGCCACACCGTCGTTACTAGCAATGAGACTGATGCTATAGCCAGAAGCACCGACAATAGCATTACCCGGTAAGGTTAGGTTGCCTGTGCTGTCAAAAGTCCAGACTGTGTTGTTAGCTGAAAGGGTGACCGATTCTTGAGAATAAATTTCCACCGGTCCTAATTCGGATGACAGAGTCGTAAGGTTGGCTACTACAGGACCTGATTCTGCAAATCCCAAGAACGGGCCGCCGGGAATAATCAGTCGGCCATCTGTGCCAAATTGCCATATTGGGCCACCTTCACCAACGGTTGATATTCTAACACCGTTTGTTCCATATAATTCTATTATGTCGCCACCGTATCCTAAACTACCAATTTCATCGCCAGAAAAGCCGCCACCGCGCACAGTAAAGTATTGACCGTACACATCGCCGGGCGCTGTGAATCGACCATCAATGTCAAACATCCACGTGCCGTTCTGGTTGCCTAGTGCTATGTTGCCTGTCTCTGCATACAGTCTTAGATCTAGATCACTGTGTATGGTAGCATCGTCGGGTACAATTAAATTACCTTCAGAAGTAAATTTCCACTGCCTAGATCCTACAGCAGTTGTAGAATAAGTTTGAATCCTGAACTCACCGTCATTTTCAGGGTATACTGTCATCAAACTACTACCCTCTATATATGGTCCAGTAGGTGTGCCGTCTCCAGCAGGCCAAATCAATGCACCATTGCTAAACCGCCACTGTTGATCGTATTCATCTTGAATAGTTATGTTGCCAACAGTGACATTACCTCTGGACAAATATGTGGCCACATTGGCATTACCATAAGTTGATCCGGCAGTTATCGGCGCATTGTTGACCAATAGTGTTCCGCCGTCTACACGAACAGGTGTATTACCAATATAAATGGTATTGTTGCTTACCCACAGGTCCCGCCATTGATGTGTGGCATCACCAAGACTATAAGTTACATTTGCGCTTGGTAGTATATTACCATCAAATGCCGCTAGATAGCTCTGCACATTGGCATTAGCATAGCTGCTGGTACCAAATGTAGCATTGGCATAAGTTTGAAACGCTCCTAAGTTAGCATTGATATTATTGATTGATGTGGCCTGCACAGCAGCATTGGCATTAGCAAACGTCTGACTGCCGCCAATGTTGGCACTAGTGATATTTTGACTATCTAAATAAGCCGCAGTATTTGTGTTACTGTAACTGCCCACTACACCGCCGGCATTTATAACTGTGCCACCTGCGGTAGTGCCGTCGTGAATTCTTAATGTAAATGCTTGTGTGTCAACAGTGACTTCACCGTTGATACCAGTATAAGCTGCATTTTGAGCTGTGTTACCTCGTCTAAATAAAACTTTTGTTACATTTACATTTGCTGTCATGGTAGTTGTCCGCTGTCAATGACCACTTCATTTAGAGTAGGAGCAGGTGCTGTGTCTGCATAGTAAGCCGGCAGAACCTCTAAATCCAATGGAGCTGTCCAGTTTGCATCAATATATACCACACGCTCAATTCCGGATACCTGATCTATTGTTTTAAGTGTCAATTTGTATAATCTTTGATCTAGACTGTTTACATCTGCTAGAGGTACAGTAAAAGTGCCGCGTCCTTTGGCCTGATCTGTAAATGCGACAGCATAGCTGTAAGCTGTTACTTCATTTACGGGGTCTTGAATTTCAGCTTCTAAACTGTAACCTGTGAGATCTACAGGTTTTTGGTCTTGATTTAACACAACAACTTGCAGGGCATTGGCTATGCCTTGATATATTTTGATAGGGCGACTGTACACGACTCTGTTCCTTGGTGAGAAAATACTGAGATCCCATAATTGGACCGTGACTGTATTTGGATATAAATAAGCTAGAATTTGCATTATCTTGTATTTATTGAAAAATGGACGAACCTGATTACCAGCAATTACTAAAGCAGTATCCATTCTTAACTTACCTAATATACGGCGGTAATGAATATATAGGAGTGATACAAAATCTAGATGAAGTGATCACTACAATTTACGATTACGGCGCTCTTAGAACTCTAGATCAAAAACAGCAGTTTTTAGAACTAGCAGAAACTTGGTGGTGGGAAAGTAATAGGCTCATACCTATCAATGTGTTCTTGAAGGCAGAATGGACACCGTTCCGTAATGTTGTTAAAACAATGAACAGCAAAGATGTGGAGATTAAATTTGGTCCACAGTTGAGCTTGAAAGAAATTGCTGCCAAACGCAGCAAACGTAGATCAATTACACTTGTACGGAAGCTTGGGTAAGCAGATTCATATTAACTACTACTAGATGTGCGTACCCTACCGCGTGTGCTTTTTTAAAATAATAGCTGCCGTCTTCGGGTTTTTCCCATACAGTTTTGGCAATGTCTTGCCAAGTTTTTCCAATCAAATGTCGCTTTGCTGGACGTATTATGGCTAGAAACATGGCCAATCTTGGAATTGCGTTAACTGCTTCGGGCATTTTGATCAGTGTGTCATAATGTGCGCCTATATGTATCAGTTTTGCACAAAATTCTGGATCATATAATCGATCCCATTCGGGTTCTTGATGCATTAGTTGTTGCAAATGTTGTTCGCTTTTGACTTGCTGATATAACCCAACATTAAGAATATCCAATTTGATATATCCGCGATCTTCTGCAGATTCATAGTCAATGCTGCAACGACCTGTTATAGGATCTACAGGAATTTGTGTAAAATAAACACCGGTATTGTGTTTGGTATTCTTATTGTCGCGAATAATGGATGCCGCTGTATAATCAAGACCAGCAAGTGCTTGATCTCTATCAGCCACATCGATGTCAATATCCGACTTAAATTTCATTTTTAAAACCAAAAAATATTTTTGCTACATCGCAATTTGGTTGAATACTCCACTCCCAAAGATTTTTGGGTAACGTATCAATTTTTTCTGAATTATAATCTTTAAGGTTAACAGCGCCTATTATCATTCTTTGTCGTTGATCCTGAGTTTTATGACCCTGATAAAATGCTTTGTAATAAATTATTTGCCAATTGTAAATTGTTAAACAATCATTGATCCATTTTAAATTAGGTACTCCTGCTAAAATTTCTGCGTACCCATTCCACCCTCTAATGTTTTCTTCGGTGTTTTCCACATACCAATGCATATTTGGCAAAGGTGATTCTGGTCCATATTCAGTTTCTATTAACAGATGTTTTGCACCGCTTTCGCAAATATTTCTAATCAACACGTTATGGTCCGCAATGTGGTAAAACATACCAAACGTGGTAACTGTGTCTACATTCTGTAAAAATTTTAGTAATTGATCTTTGTTTGTGCAGTCACCAGGAACAAAACAAACATTGTTGATATTGTTTTGTTTTGCTAGAACTTTTGACTGATCTATTAACTCAATTCTAGGTTCCACACCCACAACAGACTTAGCCCCTCGTTCACTGATACAAATTGTGCTTTCGCCTGTGTGCGACGCCAAA